ATGGATCTATTCAATGATCCATTTTTTATTGGATTCAACAGAGAGTTGAGTCGCCTAAACAATGCACATAAAATCAATTCACAATCATATCCTCCATATGATCTTCTTAAACTAGATGAAGATACATATAGAATTTCAATTGCTCTTGCTGGATTTACAAAAGAGAATATTGATATTTCAGTAGATGGTGGTGCTCTTATTATTAATGGCGAGATTGTAGAAGTAACAGATGCAGAAGTAATTCATAAGGGTATTGCTGGTCGTAAATTTACACGATCATTTGCTCTTGGAGAATATATGGAAGTATCAAGTGCAACTCTTACTGACGGAATGTTAAATATTGAAGTTGTAAGAAATACGCCAGAAGAAAAGAAACCAAAGGCAATCAAGATCAAATAAATTTCAGGACGCTACCTGGGACAACCTGAGCAAGTTGCAAAAAGGCTTATTTTTTGATATACTTGTAATACAAAACTTTAGGAGGTTTTTCATGGCAGTAAAGGGTTCATTAGAAGCAATCATTGAAATTGCTAAAACAGAAGTTGGAACTATTGAAGGTCCAAAAGATAACGAAACAAAGTATGGTAAGTGGACAGGCGCAAACTTTCTTCCATGGTGTCAGTCATTTGTTTCTTGGTGTGCATTCACTGCTGGACTAGATCCAAAAAAATATCCAAAGAGCGCAGCCACGGTTGCAGCATCTGATTGGTTTAAGAATAATAATCGTTGGGCAGATGCTCGTAATGATGATCCAAGTCCTGGAGACTGGATTTATTTTGATTTCCCAGAGGATGGTGTAAATCGTATTTCACATGTTGGTCTTTGCATTAAGAACAATGGTGATGGAACTATCCAAGTTATTGAAGGAAACACTTCAGGAACTGCTAAGGGAGATCAGCGCAATGGAGGAATGTGCGTGGAAAAGACTCGTGGCTATGTCAAGGACAATAAAAAGAAATTGATGAATGCAGTTGTTGGTTGGGGTCGTCCAGTTTATGCTGGAGAAGAGAATGCTCCGTTGTTATCAAAGCGTGATGTAGCACCATCAGCAGCAGCACCATCAGCACCAAAGAACTCTGCATCTGCAGTATTTAAACCACTTAAAAATGGTTCAAAGGGTCAAGCAGTAAAGAATGTACAAACACTTCTTGGTCTAAAGGCAGATGGTGCTTTTGGTCCAGGTACTGAAAAGGCTGTTAAAGCATTTCAAGTATCAAAAAAACTTAAAGCAGACGGAATTGTTGATGCAATTACATTTAAGGCCCTAAAAGGCAAGTAATGCAATCAACTAAAAAAACATATATTAAAACAGTTAGTTGGGAAATGTTTCATTTTTTAGTGCTTGCTGGAATAATTTATTTGTTTACTGGTGATTGGGAGTATTCTGGTTTAGGGGCTATTTTTTATATTGCAATTGAATCTTTTGGATATTTTATACATGAAAAAGCATGGGCAAGGTTTGGTTATAGGTTTAAGTAATGCCAATATATGAATACAAATGCACACTGTGCTCTTCTACTGTTGAATACAAAAGAGATTTTGGAGACAGTACAGAGCCAGTGTGTTGTAGTGAAATAATGCAAAGACAATGGCAATCGCCAGGTGTGCTTTTTAACGGTACGGGATTTTATTCCACAGATAATAGAAAGCGGTAGTACAATATGAACACAATGATTGAACAAGAAGAGCAAGTATGGCTTTTAGACGCAACAGATCGTTGTGATAGATGTTCTGCACAAGCATACGTAAAAGTGATTGGACATATTGGAGAACTTCTTTTTTGTTCCCATCATTACAATAAAGTTGTTGATGATAAAATTGGGTATGAAAAAATAATGAAATTTATGGTTGAAGTTATTGATGAGAGAGTAAGATTGGAAAAATAATGGGATCAAGCAACAAAATACCTTTTAATGATACAGTTATTAAAAATGGTAGAATAGTAAGAATACGTAAAGATGGACAAATAAAAGCAGATCTTGGTCCTTATCTTGGAAATAAATCAAAGGTGGTTAAACTAAATGAACAAAAATAAAATTATTGCATTATTTTTAAGTTTTGGACTATTGGCTATTCCAGTAAACTGTTTTGCTTCAAATACCATTTCTTTTAAAAATGCAAAAGATGCATTATATAATTTAAAAGTTGCAGATGAAGTTCGTACAGGATATAAGCGTACCCTATTTAAACACTGGGTAGGAACTGGTAACGGTTGTGATTCACGAAAGTCCGTGATTATCTCTGAGGCTATTGTAAAGCCAAAGGTAGAGTCAGGGTGTAAGTTAGTTGGTGGAGAGTGGCTAAGCATTTATGATAATGTTAAAGTTACGGATGCTGGTAAGTTAGACGTAGACCACATGGTTCCACTTGCAGAGGCTTGGGATTCAGGAGCATCGGCATGGGATGCAGCAAAGAAAGAGATGTATGCAAATGATCAAACAGACCCACGCCATCTTATTGCTGTAACAGGTACATCAAATAGATCTAAGAGTGATCAGGATCCAGCAGACTGGATGCCAATAAACAAAGCCTATGCCTGTGAATACATTACAAACTGGATTTCAATTAAAGTTCGTTGGTCATTAACAATTGATTCAAAAGAAAAAACAGCAATTGAGTCAATTCTTAAAGGCTGTAAACCAACAAAGATTACAATAATCTCAATAAAATGAAGCACATACTTTATTTTACTGCTGAATGGTGTAATCCATGTAAGCGTGTTCGTCCTATAGCAGAAGAGTTAGATAGAGACGGAATAATTAAATTTCAATACATTGATGCTGATGATAATGGAGATCTTTGTAGAAAATTTGAGATTAAAGCAATTCCTACTTTTATTTTAATTGAGGATGGTAATGAAATACGACGAACTAACGGAGCAAAAACTAAACAACAACTGGAAGAATTTATTTATGGATCCAATTGATGAAACCATAGAAATGTTAATCTTAACAGGCGCCCTTGAGGTTTCTGGTATTGATTCAAAAACTCAAAAACCATTGTATAAATTTAGTCCAATAATTAAAGACATAATGCCTGAACTATACGATGAACACCTTAATGAGATTAATCGTGACATTATGGGGCTTTGGGAAAAAGGGTTTTTAAATGTAAACTTTTTGGAGGAAGATCCAATGGTCACGCTTACGGATAAGGCTTTTGAAGACTTTGAAATTGAAAAAATTTCAAGGGAAGAACAAATATCGCTTATAGAAATCAAGAGACTTCTTCTTAAGTAATCTGCTATAATCATAGTATAGATTCAGGAGAACTATGCCATACCATATTGAAAGATCAGGCTCACAGTACGCCGTTGTAGACGACAAAGGTAAGACTGTAGGTACACACCCTACCAAGGGCAAGGCAGCGTCTCAGGTAAGGGCTTTATATGCCAACGTACCAGACGCTTCCAAAGAAGATGTTATTCGTTATGGAAGACGTAGAAGTGGTATTGGTGATTCACATTCAGGAATAAATACAGGAGGAGAAAGTATGTCAGCAGCAGATCAGATTAAAGAATTGGCAGCAGTAGTTAAACAAATGATTGAAGAAATTCCTGGCGGAACTCCTCAAGAGCAAGAAGTAACATCACCAGGATACAAAGACTGTGGATGCGAAACATGCAAAGCAATGAATTGCGATTGCCCAGACTGTCCAGCATGTTCACCAAATAATATTGGTGAAGGTAAAGATGCAGAGTTTGAAGCAACAAAACCAAACACAGATGCATATGATAACTCAATTGGAAAATCACAACATCATACAATTTGGGGCGGATCAGTACTTGATCTAAGTCCATTTTATAAATAATAATCAAAGGGGTAAATTATGAATGAACTAACTCTAGAAGAGTTGAAACAACTTGTTGTCTTTTATAAGCAAAAGACTTCAGATCTTGAGTATGAAATTTTAAAGGGACAATTAATAATGAATAGAATTCCAGTCTCTCAAGATCAGCCTGTTGTAAAGAATAAAAAGTCTGAATAACTAATTTAGCATGAGTTTAAAGTATTTTGTTGCCGTTGGCTTGACATTGTGCTTTGCCTCATATATAATTTATAGAGGGAAAAGATTTAAAGTTTTTAAGGGTATAAGGTATAGTCAAAGCAGTATACATTTAATGATAAAAGATTTTCTTCCAAAAACTTTATATCAAAAACCAACACAAGAATCTCAATCCTTAAAACATGTTGAGAAAAATACTGTTAAGGTTATTTTTATAGAAGATAAAGCATATTGGGTTAGCAATAATATTTTTTATTGCGCCGAAGCAATCTCTGGTAATGTAAATATAGATACTACAACTCCAGTTGATACAACAAATATGTCTAAAAAAGATATTGATAAGATGTTATTTATATTAGATAACCTAAAGAATGGAAAAGGCAATGATAGTAGCAGTTCAGGGAACTAAAGACTTTAATGATTACCAAGTCTTTCTTCGTGCTATGGGCGTTGCAATGTCTGCAATGAAAGAAGAAGATAAAGAACTTTTAGTCTACTCAGCAGGACCTGCAAAAATTAATTCTATGGTTTCAGAATTTTGCAACCTCTCTGAAAGAGGAATGAAGGCTAGAGGCAAAAAGATTAAGTTCTTTAAGGTGCCAGCATCTTATATTGAAGAAAATTTAGAATATGTAAATTACCTAGCATTTCTTAGCAAACCAAAAGAATCAGTTTCAAGACTAGTCGCAGAAGCCGAACTCAAAAATATTGAAGTCGGAATTTTTAGATACTAAAGGATAAAAAATGATAGTAACTAAGTTAGAAGTAATGGAATCACTTGTAAAGAAGAATCGCAATCTGCGCTGGGATGGATGGAATGTTATTGACCTAAAGAGGTCTGACATTGGTCGCACATCTCCACAGGGTATCAGAGTCAATGGCGAATGGTACCTACATAAGGTTTATACAGTTGATCGTAATGGCTGGGATATTCCAAATAAGTATAAGGAGTAATCCTTGAAACAGCATTTATGGAAAGATAAGGCTAAGTGTCTTGGTTTAGACACAAATTTATATTTTGATAAATATGAAGATGATGTTGAATTAAGATCTAATATAGATAATTTTTGTGCTTCTTGTCCCGTTGCAAAAACATGTTTTGCAAACGGTGTTTCTGGGAAAGAATGGGGTGTTTGGGGTGGTGTATACTTGGAAAGTGGAGAAATTTCAAGGGAATTTAACAAACACAAGACTAAAGAGCAATGGGGTGAAGTATGGCAATCTCTAACAACGGAGATAAACTAACATCTTTTGAAGATGCTTGTTCAATACTTGCTGAACTATGGATAAACCATAGAGAGGAAAGAAAGTTTGAAGACTTTGTGTCTTACAATGACTTAGGCTTACCACTTGCTTTTTTAATTGACTCAGAATTAGTGACAGCAACTGAAATTGCTAAAAAATATATTGAAGAAACATGGGATATTTTGTTAAAATCTCTTGAGATTAATGAAGATATTGGTTTTACGTGTCTTGAAGATATACTTAACTATATTTCTAATGGAGATGCTTAATGTATACAGATCAAATGCGTCAGGCTGTTCACTCAATTATTGCTCCAAAAAATTTTGGTATTAACATTATTGATAATGATAGTTTTTTAACTATTAAACTTAATGAAAAAGATTTTATTGGCATGTTCCATGATCAAAAAATAGAAGCAGTTCAGTATGTAGCAAAAGTAAAAGATGCACTAGAACAAAATGGCGCAATTGTATTAGTAACAAGAGAGGTTCTAAAATGATAAAGAAGATGGTTAAACTTTTAATTGGAAAAATTAAATGTAAAAGAAATGGGCATACTCTTGAAGAATCAGTTTCTTGCCCATTTACGGGAAAATCATATAGAGGATGTTCTACATGTGGGGAACTAATAACATTATGAGTATGCCACTAATTATTTTATCCGTATGCTTGTTTTCTTTAGGTGTTTCATACATTACTCTTGCATATAAGTTTAATAAAGTTAGTGAACAATACAAAAAAATATTTGTTGAAATGATGGTTCTTGAAAAGTTAATTGACGATATTGAAGAATCTAAAATTAAAACAGACGAAAGCGTTCATAAAGAAAACTTTATTAAATTTTTGTCTGATTCTCGTGATTGGGCATACAAATATATTGAAGATGTTCAGTCTGGATTAAATAATTTTATTAATGAAATAGAACCAGAGATTAATTACTTTAATGAATATGGTGACGTTGGCTCTATGTCACCAAATTACTATTCAATGAAAAAAATTGTAGCGGAGTATCAAAAATTAAAAACACTTTTACCAGCAGAAGAAGAATCAAAATGAAAGACATTATAATGTCAGTAATTACAGGTTTTGGATGTGGCGTAGCGTTCGCAGCATTCAAATTGCCAGTACCAGCACCACCAGTTTTTGCGGGAGTCGCAGGAATTATTGGTCTATGGATTGGCTTTACAGTTATAACTAATCTAATATCCTAGGAGGAAATTATGAATGAACAACTAAAGAAGGCACTTGCCTCATACGGACGATCAGTACTTGGAGCAGCAACAGCAATGTACGCTGCTGGAATTACAGATCCAGAAACACTTGCGTACTCACTATTGGGTGCAATTATCCCAGTGGCATTGAGAGCAATTAATCCTAACGATCCAGCATTTGGCCGACTGCCAGATGTAAAGGTCGTAGACAAGGCTCTTAAGGCTGCTAAGGTAGTCAAGAAGGCTCCTGCAAAGAAGAAGCCAGCAGTAAAGAAGTAATTCTTTAGAGGGGGATATGTCTATCTGGCCTATCCCTCTCTTTCTTTTATACCATGACATACATATATCAAGATCAAATTAAACCAAGGTCTAGTACCGCTTTAATAATGTGCACGTACATTAGACTTACAAACATGCCTAAGTTGTTGCAAAAAATAAAAACTCAGAACAACAAAGACTTTGATTTTTATGTTGTAAATAATGCAATAAACCAAGACTTTAAGTTGACTGGATATTTTAAAAAATATGGAGAAGATCTTGGAGTAAATGTTTTTATAAAAAATTATGAAAACAAATATAAACAGTTTGCAAGGTTCTATCTTGCAAGACAATTAGCAGAAGAAGGCTATGAAAAAATAATCTTTGTTGACGATGATGAGGTTTTACCAAATTCATTTATAGAAGATTGTTATGCACAGTATGATGAAAAATATGTAAAATCTTTCTATGCTCATACTTTTGATAAAGATTATTGGAAAAAGGTTAGATTAAAGCCAAGAGAAATAGGAAACTATGCTGGAACTGGTGGTTTGATTTGCTCATCTAAAATATTTTTAGACGATAAACTATTTGAGTGCCCAGAAGAGTATCACATTATTGATGATCTTTGGTTTTCACATTACATATTAAAGTTTACAGACTATAAAATAACCTTACTAGACACTCAAATTCAATTTATAAAAGATGATAAAGCAACCTTTGTTAATTTAATTGATCTTAAAAGAAATTTTTCAGCATCACATATTGTTAATGATATCTAAGTATTGCTGCTTTAATTTATTTATATCAAAATTATTAAAACCTATTTCTACTGCTTTTTTCTTTGACTCTGACTTATCTTTTAACTTTACGTAATTATCTATATAGTTTGCAAGAGTTCTTGCGTCAGCCTCATAAACATCAAGTGTCATTCTTGTCATAAGTTTGCCAATCTTTTGAGACGCAATTAGCCATGTTTCTGGCAGAATAAAATTATTCGGGGATATATCAGTCATAAATACTGGAAGACCACTCATAAGGGCCTCATTCATAGGTAAACAAAGACCAGCATAACGCCTTGGAAGAACCATTGCGTCAAAACCACTATAAAGGTTTGCATTATTTTCTGTATTAGATGTGTCAATAATTAAACGAGAATCACGAGAATCAGTCTCAATTGGTGTTTGGCTTTTAATAACCAGTTCGTAATCCTCTTTTGAATACTTTAACATATCAATAACAGTACTGGTGCCATTTCTGTCTTTAGATGCAAACTTTCCTGCAACATGAAGGATCCTATTATGATTTTTTAAAACATTTGTTTCTCTTTGTAAAGAAAAAGAGTCTGGATCAAGAGGTGGAGGAAGGTATGCAATCTGCGTTTTATCTCCTAATACTTGCTTTACATGATCAATTTGCCACATGCTTGGTGAAAGCAAAAGATTAGGCATTCTCTGATCTGGATTAATAATTAGATCAAGAAACTCATAGTTATACTGAAGAATTGTTTTTACTTTTCTTTTTTCTGCAAGGCTTAAAAACATTTCACTATAAAAAGACTCACATGTTAATACAACATCAATTTTATCAAGAAACTGAACTATTTCTTCTCTTTTAGCAAATCCACTTCTTGTAGTTATACAATTATATTCACTATACCACTCAGGATGTTGTTGATTTTCATTAAAGGGTCTAGAGTCAATTAACAAAATCTTGTCTGGTTTCAACATGTTTACAAGGTTTCTTGTTTGATTTCCAAGACCAGTATTATCAGATCTTGCAATGATTCCTAGTCTCATTCTTTATAGCCCCAGGCATCATCGTCAACAGTAAATTTTTGTGTGCCTTGACGACCATCTAAATGATAAGAACGTTTTATGCTTCCTTCTGGATGATATATCCAAAGTTTATGTGTGTCCCATCCATCGTCTTGAACCTTACCATGAAACCTATCTTCAATAAACATATTTTCTTCAGAGAATGGCAACACAACATCACGATAATATTTGACGGTACTTAGATGAGGACGCTGACTCCACTGTGTAGTTCTCATAAAGCCATCTTCAAGACCAAACATTAAATGACTATGCTCATGAGGAATAACTGCTTCAAAATGAAAACGAATAGTATTGGCTTTATTATACTCAAGCATGTCTAAACATTTTTGCCAATCAATTTCACAGTCTGGAGTTATTGGAGCATCTCCTTCAACATAAAGCATCGCTGCAGTATTAATAAGATCAATTGTTCTTTTCATCATTGTGGTTTGGTGACAATGTTCATCAAAAATTACGGGTAAAACATTTTTCCATTCATGCATACACCTCCAAAGAACCTTACTCTTGTATTCATCGTAATCTGCTTTACGGGCCAAGCGTTCTTCACGCAAACCATCCATCTGTAAAATAATTTCATTATCAGGAAAATGTGATCTAATTGTAGAAATAGTTTCATCAATGATTGCTGTATCTGGGTGGCTTGGCAATATAGACGTGGCAACAACTATAGTTATGTCATTCTTGTTCATAAATATCCCTCATTATTTTTAAAGAAAAATCTCTTTTATACTTTAACCACCAGCATACCACCTGGTGCATATTATTAGGATAGTTTTTAATAAGTTCTGGCAGAAGTTCTTTTAGTTTATTCCAATCGTCAACCTTTGCAATTGGTATTTTTGTAGGGTAAACATAATTAAAATAATCAATCATTTCACCTTTTGAGTCAATAAGATCACCAATAGGTAAAGCAAGCATTTCTACTGCCTCAAAGAACCTAAAGGTATCTATAACCATAGCCCCAGCAGGAGCAGGAGCAACTCTTGTCTTTGATAGTGTACGGTAGTAGTCTTTGGGCTGTTCTCCCTGTGCAAAGCCTTCTGTGGGCTTGTATAGGGCATTTGGTAGGGTTGGCATGACTTCTGCTAACTGTTGTCTGCGTTGATGGGTTATCTGTCCCCCAAAATAAATATCATATTCTTTAATAGGATAATCAGGCAAGTTAGACTTTAAATGTTGCGGCACACCAATAAAAAATTTATTGTATTTATTATGTTGCGGATGAGCATATTGAACCCAAATAGAGATGTTTGGATGATCAATTTTATCTACATTAAAATAAGCACTCTCATCCCCAGTAATAAACAAAACTGCTCTATCAAGGTTTTTTAATTGATTTGATATTTCTTTTTCTTTTCCAGCATTTCCTTGTCCAGGAATAATAACAAAGCCACGTTCCGCTTTAGGAATTTCTTTTACTACTAATTGCTTAACATTGTTTTTTTCAAATGTTTCTTTCAGCAATCCGTAATCCCATTTGCCATCTGCAGCATCAAGGGGATCAATAGAATAAATGTATGCGGTAATCAATTAAGTACTCGCCAAAGTTTTTCTTCTACAGTTAATTTTCCAATGAGGTCTTCATCTATGTATGACCGATTGGATGCTAACGTAATTTGTGAGTTATAGGTATGAATTGCATCAACTTTATGTTTAGTAAAATTAACTGAAACATTTTCTAAATTATGAACAGATTTAAATTTATCTAGTCTTTGTTTATATAGTTCTGGATATGCTAACCTGTATGGAAGTTCTGCATAAATAAAATATGTTTTATTATAATCTTTTAATAAATAAAATAATGTTTCAGATAGTAATACATGATCTGGATGGTGTATTCCTAATGGAATATAAATATTTTCATAATCATTAATTATACTTTTTATCCAATTTTTTAGATCATCTTCATTTTGTTTTCCATAAACGTCATCCAAAAGATCGCTATTGATAACTTTTGCACCAACCATAGAACAAGCAATATCATGTTCTTTTCTTAATAGCGTATGCTTTTTATATCCAGCATCATCTATTGGAATGCCAGCAAACGCTGAAGCAATTGTAAAATTATTATCATTATTATCAATAATATAATCGCCTAAAGAAAAAATTGCGTCATCTGTATGAGGACAAAAGATAATGCTACTCATAAAACAAATGAACCTCATGCTGATAATCAATCAATGTTTCGGTATAACCAATGTCTTTAATAAAATTTCTTAGGTCATATAAGTATTCATTCCATTGTTGAATCATAAACTCAGGATGACCAGATAGCCAAATTTTTGGTTTGTATTCTCTTAGCACTTTTTCAGCACCACCAAGAACTCTCCACTCGCTACCTTCTACATCCAAAGAAATTGCGGTAGGTGGTTTAATCCCATGATCATAAACACAAGAATCTATAGTGATTTGACCATAGGTATCTCCTTCAAGGTAAAGTTCTTTAAACCCATGCGCTGCTTCAATTACATCATTAACTTCTGGTGGCCATTCGTTATAGTAAATTCTTGCAAGATCATTTATTTTATCAGATGCAAAACCAGGAATACACACCAACGGCATGTCTAGATTATTTGCAGACCATGTTGCAGGGAAGTGTGACCATACTTTAGGATTTGGTTCAAACAAAACTACTTCTGCTTCCCACATTTGGCAAAGTGCTGGGAATTCTCCTTCTTCTGCACCAACATAGTAAACAACATCACCTTTACCAATATTATTATGCATTGACTTTAATCTAGGCTTTTCCCAACCTTGTGGTTCATACCAATCAGGTCTATCTGCACGGTGTTTTGGCAGTATTATTTCAAACTCTCCGTTTAAAACGGCTTTAACCATTTCTGTCATTTCATTGCCTCCATAAAATAAAATTCATGTTCTCTTGTATCAAGTTCATAAATTTTTTCATTTGATAATATTGTTTCTTTATATTTTACTTTTGTTATATTTTTAAACCCAGAGTCGTGTAGTTTATACTCTAACGCTTTATCTGTTAGTAATGATCTTGATGTTGAATACCACGTCAACCAAGCAGAAAAACGTCTATCTAAAATATCTTCAGAGTTGGGAAAAAAGTTAATGTTATTATTTTTATATGCATCAAATCCAGAAACAATATCTGGCAAACTAATTCTAACGACACCGCCAGGCTTTAATACACGAATAAACTCTAGTAGTGTTGTTTTAATTTCAAGATAGGGTATTGCACATATTGTTGCATGTGAAACTATAATATCACATGAATTATCTGGAATTAAATGTAAATTTTTGTGTTCTGTTTTATATTCAGGATCAAGGTCTATGTTTATCCAATCAAACGGCTGAATGCTACCACAACCAAAGTTTATGTTCATTGTTGTATCCAATCCATCAAAGATATTTTTGGAGTCCATCCAGTTAAATCTTTAAACTTGGCATTAGATGCAAGAGTTTCTTGCACCTCACCAATTCTTGACGGTATAAATTTAATATCATTTGAAATCATATTAGCAATATCAAGTATAGCGTAGTTACTTCCATACCCAATGTTATATACTTCACCAAATCCATTTTCAACTTCAGATGCAAAGATGTTCGCTTGCACTACATCTGATATATGAGTAAAATCTCTACGCTGAGATCCATCTCCAACTACTGTTAATGGTTTTGACTCATGATATTGTTTTAAGAATAATCCTATTACTGGCGCATACTGACCCTTTAATGGTTGTCTATCTCCATAAACGTTGAAGTATCTAAGAGATATTGTTTCTAACCCATAAAGGTTATAGTAAACTCTTGCTAAGTTTTCACCAAATACCTTTGCGGTGGAATAAGGAGTCAGAGGATCAGACGCTTGGGTTTCAACATTTGGCAAAGCAGATCTTTTACCATAAGCAGATGATGTGCTTGAATATACAAATCTTTTAACCTTGTTTATTCTTGATAACTCTAAAACATTAGATGTTCCAAGAGCATTGTTTTCTATTGACCTTCTAGGGTTTAATATTGCTGGCTGTATTCTTGCATCTGACGCAATATGAAAAACACAATCAATACCATCAAATAATGGTTCAATTAGTTCATAATCGCATATATTATATTTGTAGTTAGTTGCTTTATTATTCCAGTAAAACTGATCATGACATTCTGCAGATTCATTGTCTATGCATATAACCTCATGTCCAAGTTCAATTAATTTATCAACTAAATTAGACCCAATAAATCCCGCACCACCAGTAACTAAATACTTCACTTAATTTCCAATACTTCCAGTATCTTCTTCCATCTATTGATGTATGTATGATAAGTTTTTGTTCTTTGGTGCCCAGCCATACGAATAGTTTCTCGTTCTTCTTCGTGCCCTAGGTAATAGTTAATCTTTTCTTCTAGGTCTTTTAGATTGCCATGCTCATATAGAACAATTTCTTCATCTGTAAAAAGATCTTCAAGCCCCTTAATCCGAGGGTAGATAGTGAATGCTCCACGACCAGTACTCTCAAACATTCTATCGCTTGTATAGTAAGGATATTTGAAACCAATGTTTAGGCTATCACCAATTGCTATCTTGCTACGAGCATAAATCTTATTTAGTGCATCTCCACGAACTGTACCAGTATCACCATCTCCACCTACATGAAGAAAACGCTTTCCATATAGAGATCTTAAGTGGTTTATTAATTGTGGACGGTATGGATATTCATGATGATACCCCTTACTTCCAACAAAGATAACATCATAGTCAAATGTATTATCATAGGATGGATGTAGGTAACACTCTTTGTCGTATACCCCTGCAGGAAGGAAGTGTCCTTTAACTTCTGTATTCTCGTTAAACCAATCAGTCATTAGTTTATCTGTAGCAAAGAAATGACCAATGGTTTTATAAAATGGATCTTGGTCTAAGTCTTTCTGACGCTCAATGCCAAACCACAAATCAAGATGATAGGTCATTGTTGGGATATTTGAATTTTTCAAGGTAGATAAAACTTGATCCATACCAATATTACCAGGAGTATTCCAACCATGTGTATGAACCCAAACAAACAGATCGCTATCTAAACACTCTCTAAGTATATGCTGGCTTCTTGCTTCACGCTCTTGCATCTTAACAACAGTATGTCCAAGTGACTCAAGAGACTTTGCATGATGATTCTCACTACTATAGTCCACACCAAAGTTACCTAAAAAAACAATTCTAGCCAAGATTCACCCCTTTAAAAATTATGCTTGAATAGCAGGTTCTGCTTCAGCAGTCTCTTCTACTTGAGACTCCATCATTTCTTCTTTAACTACTGCAGATAACTGCCAATGCCACTTTCCATGCATATCAA